TGCCCTGTTAAGGGGTTACAAATTAAGGATTTGCTGTAGGAGCGTTGTCCGGGCTATGCAGCAACGCCGCAATACCGATAGCGCCCACCGAAGTTACGCCGGTTTGCACCGCATCCACGGTCACGTAGCGCTTGCTGCCTTTATAGCCGATGCGCTTGGTGACCTCCTTGGTAGTACCGGCCGCGCGCGGGGTTGCCGCTGGCAAGCTGGCCAGTGCTTCAGTGCCTCGCAAATCAGCATCTGCAACCGATGTTAATGATCCGGTTGCATCGCCCTCTTTGACCACCAGCGTGACGATGGTGCCCGTAGTTGTAACCGCACCGTACGACGCTATAAATTCCACGCCGCCATAACCCTGGCGATCGATAACGAGGCCTGATTTGGTCGCATTGGCACCGATCGCAACCGGCGCAATGACCGTTTTTGTGCGAATGTTGTTGTGCAGATCTTTAATACTCATGTTAATTTTTCCTTATAAAGAAGATTGCTTTACACAATGTTTAAGGCATAAAAAAAGCGCACCGAAGTGCGCTTTATGGGGTGGCTTTGCTTAGCTAGTTGCAAATTTCAACAGCTTGATAGCTTCGAAGTTGGTGATTCCACCACCGAAACGGCGACGGAAGTTGAACTTCGTAGTGCCTTTTGCAGTGATGTTGTCACGAATTAGCGTGGTTCCAGCGCGATTAACAATGGTATAGCCGCGCTTGAAGTTACCGAACGCCACTGAATAAGAACCCGCAGCAATGTCAGGCATGTTGTCGTCAACTTCGACAGGATTACCCAAGAAACGGCCACCAAAGCCAGCAGCAGGATCAGGTTGCCATAAGTAGTAACTGCCTGAGCCGTCTTTCATCTGACGAGCGACACCTAAGGTAGTGTCGTTCATCAACCAGACGGCGCCTGGGCGATATTGCGCTTTTAATGAATGTTGCAGGCTGACAATCTTGTCGGCAGGCGCCACGGAAGCGAAAGCGCCAGATTTACCGGCGGCGATATAGCCCACTTTGCCCCAGGCATAGGACGCATTGGCCACATTATCATACGCGGTAATGCCGCGAGCTTTACCTACACCGTTACCGGTGATGAATTCTGAGCCGGCACCTTCAGCAAAACCGATGGCCGCTTCATTGGCAAGGTCTGCTTCAAGGTCGATGAAAGCATCTTCAAGCGTTGAGTTGTACACCCAAGGCTCAACCTCGGCCTCGAATACCTCAATGCCGATTTTTGCGTAAGTTGGTTCGGTTGTTTCGCCGCCTGCACCGCCCTCGCTAACACGGCGCATGGCCATGCCGGATTTTTTTACCAGCTTTTCATACTTTGCTGTACCAATAGTGACGGTATTGGCCAGCCTGAACATGGCGCTGATGGTCGGCGCAATGCGATCGATGACCAGATCCATTTCCGGAAGCACTAAATAGCCGCCGTCCGGATCTGATCCAGTATTCATGGCTTTGCGCTGCAATTCCGCCAGGCCGGTTTCATCGCCTTTTCTTAAGAAGCGATTGAAGGCGGTTTTATATTCACGCTGCTCTTCGGTGAGATCGCCGCCGTCCATATTCGGTCGATTGGCCTTTTTAGCGATTTCCAGCAGCTCTTTGTCGAATTTTTGCAGGTCGGCGCTGATCCTATCTACTTTTTCGGTCAAATCGGCCGGCGCATAGCCCTTGGATTCGATAGCTTTTAAGCGCTCATCATTGGCTTTTTTAAACTCTTCAAAGGCACTACCCTGTTTTTGCAACAGGTCGTTAATGTCTTTTAGTTCGATTTCACCGATACCGGCCAGCATCAGGCCGCCAGTGGTTAATTCTTCTGCTGATGCCGTATAGTCGAAAGCCTGGGCGATAAAAACGGCTAGGATCGCTAAAATAGACCACACCGCGCGGGATGTTATTTTCATGGATTTACTCCTGGATTGTTAAAAATACTGGCATTGCGTTCAATTTGCGCCGCCATTTGCTTCAACTCTTCACTGCTGGCATCAGCGTCGGCTCGTAAAGATCGGAAGCCTCGTGAAATCACGGTTTTAGCTTCCTTTTGCGACAAACCTAAAACATCACGTAAGGTTTGCTCAATTTGGTAGTCATTCATGTCATGAATGGACTTAACTCCGCCGATCCGGGCCTTACCATTGGCCGGAAAGGTCACAATACTGATTTCGACCAGATCGATTTGCTTCAAAAGCCGCTCGTAAGGGTCGTTTTTTCCACCATATGCCTGCTCGCGGACGTAATAACCGATTGAAAGCCCGGATATTGCAGGCCTTGGCTGCATTTTCATCAGCTTGTAAAGATCGGTACCGTCGGACGTTTCGGCCAGAATTCCAGTCGTTTTTAGGCCTATTTCGTCTTCTTTTAAGTCGGAATAGACGCCGACGGGCTTTAAATCGGACGCACTGATAGCCCATCCGCCATGTTGTTGCAGCATGGCGGGCCAATCCTGCTTACCGGATTGAACATCGGACAGGTAAGCAGAAAATGCACCTTTCTCAATCACGTCGCCATAGCTGTCAACGTTGCCAAACACAGCGCCATAGCCTGAAAACTCCATGCTGTTGGCAGCAGGATCGGTCGGCGCAAGCTTGCATTGGGTAAAATTGATGCGCTTGGTTTCAAGATCGCCCGATTGGCTATTTTTACGCTGTAGGAGTGACATCGTTTGTATTTCCGTCGGTTGGGTTGTTGTCTGGACTGGCAGGGTCCGTCATGTTCAGAGGAACTCGGTATTGTTCGCCGCCAGGATAAGGATTCCTGTCCTCAAGTTCGCGGATTTCGTTCGGATTGAGCGCACCAATGCCATACATTTT